TTTACAATCTCAATGCTATCAAAATCAAAGCAAACGAATTCAATAACTGACAACAAAGACAAGAAATGGATTGGCAAGAGGAAGTACGAGGACCCGCATGAGGGGCGCACGAAGCAAGTGCACACCCCACACGGCCACTTTTTGCTGGGCAAAGCCCGCGAATTCCTCGAGAAGTACGTCCAAGATAGGTTTAAAAGCAACACCTACGGGTGTGCCCACATGGCTCCACTCTGCCCCACGGCAGTGACCATGACGGGTGCCTGCGCAATGCCGCCAGAGATCCTAGACGCAATGTACTGCCACAATCAGTGGGGCGTCGCGCCCCACGTTTGGGTGGACGTAGGCGCGGGTGGCGGGCTTGAACGGTTAACCAAAGCCGTTGAAGCGGGCAGCTTAGGATGCGCCGTTCGTGCCGTAAGCCTGAATCCTACGTTTCAGGCTGACGACATAGTCCGCAAGAAGAAGCAGAGGGCACTCGCAAAATTGGATCCGCGGGTGCACTATTCGGAAGATGGGTTGGGCACGTTCAACCGTGCCGTTCGTAGTGAGCTTCCCGCTCTGGGCGGTCGAGACATTCGACTGATAGTACCAGACGGGTTGTTTCAACCGCACCCCCCGATGTCCCCCCAGGCGATAGAGGCTTGTGCCATGCACTTGCGCGTCGAGGGGAACATGGGAGTGTTGCGCGGCCAGTGTGGCTACTACGGCGAGCCAGTTGAGAACGTGCCAGTTATCCCCTGGAGCGTCGACGGCGAGTTGACTGTGGCGGCTTGGTTACCCCCGCAGACGCTTGCCCAAGTCGCGCGCGCCTACTATGGTGGCGCACTAGGGCCTTCTCTCCGGATTGCACTACTTGCCTTCTTAGGCGCACCGGTTAAGTACACTTACAGCTTCACCCACTCCTATTACTATATTGAAGAGTGGGAGAAGACGTACTTTAAACCCGATGACGTGCTATTTTCCCAAACTCACATTTTCAAAGGTTCGAGCGGCTGCTTTCCCATGAAGGGCGATTCTTTCATGCAGCCAGAGTTCACTTGGTGCCGCATGCTTGATGGGTCGATTCGAATGACCCCGAACATGCCAGGCGGGACGCATTACTACCACCGGGACACGACGCCGATTTACGAGGCAATGTTCGAGACGGTGGCCCGAGGTAATGCCACGCCGGAGCAGCACTGTCCCGACGCCGCGTGGGCCTGTGGGCCGCAGCAGGCGAGGAGTGACACAGCTTGGACCCTTACCATGGACCCCCTTGAGATTAATGGGGCGTTTCCCACGGATTACACGCACCTACAGAGGAATGCATACCGGCCATATGCGCCGCTCGCTGACCACCGACTGCCATTGGTGAATCAGGGCAGGTACCCCCGTTCGTACCTGGCCATTGTAGCTTCCGGTGAATACCCGGAGCTCAATCAGAGCCGCCATCAAAGGAGTGAAAATGCGACCATGTCAAGCAATGACCTGGATGCACATACTCCAAAGCCGATAACACTCTACTGGGCCTCAGCCAAATATGCCGACGTCGACCTCATTGTTGACGACGAGGCAGGCGAGAGTCTGGTGAAGAAACAGGACGTGCTTATGTCCGTGTATGAGGGCCATGTGGTGCCAGACGCAATGCGCGTCGCCCCCCCGCCCGCAACCGTGGATGAATTTATGATTTTGGAGCAGGAAATCGCAGCTGAAGCCGTGGTCACGGAGAAGACCAATTTGGAGACTTTCGCCGACTGTATGGTGCTGAAGACGGACTTACTTATGGGGATGGAGGCGTGCGTGGATTCGATGCAACTTCACGCATCATCACTCATTGCCCGTTACTCAGTGACCATGGAGGAAGCTCTGACAGCTTTGCAAGACGCGCACACACGCCGAGCCCGTATCATCGATCGGATGACCGGGGAGAGTGCGAAGGCAGTCGCTAGACTGCGCACCCTGCGTAAGAACTACCGTTACAACACCGGGGAGAGCGCGACTCTGCGCTTTTCGTCAGCTATGCGTAACGCTGACCTCGGTTTTGGAACTCGCGGGTTGACGCCCATCGCTTCCTTGCTGGACGCGGTGGGTAGATACCGCAGTAACGGTGATGCGCGAGCTTAGGGGCCGCGGGGGGGGTGCACCGTGCCGCGCCCCTGCCCCGATTCCGTGGCCCCGCTGTTTTTGAGCCGGAACAGTGGGGCAATGCAAGGGCTCCTCGATATCCACGGGCATTTGCAGCCCGATATGTTGAAGCACATACCGTATGGAGTGCACGCTTTGCCGACTTTCAAGACCTCGACTTTGTGTCTAGGGCCTGGAGATTTGAGCAAGGTGGATAGAAAACATAGAGTGCCGGCGTTCGAACCTTGGCCGTGCGACAAACCCAATCAAAGCGGTTCGACCGCTATGGGTTATGTCTGCTGGCCGTCATGGACGTGTAGAACGTGCACTTGTAACTTCCACAACGCCTTATGCAACCGGCACGCTGCCGCGCAGCCGGCTTCAGAGTACAACTTGAGCTTAGCTGAGAAGCGCAGCCGAGAGGCTGCCGGGAACCCGCCACCACCGATGCTACCGCTAGCAACGGCGTGGTTCCGACAGATCAGCCAAGAGCTCGCTGTTGCGTACGACGAAAAGTTAGCCTACGAAATGAACTGGATGGAGAAGTGGTCCCGCCGCAAGCAGGATGCTATCCGGAAATCCGTTTTGGAGGACCTAGTCTGCCACGACAAGGTCAAAGGTATGGTTAAGCGCGAAGGTGGACACAATTGTCCCACCAAATCGCGCGCTATTCAGTTCTACACCAACTTCGCCACGCAAGCTGACCTCGGGCCCACCATTACCCGATGCCAGAAGGCGTTTTCCAGCGTTGTCGACGGTGAACGTGTCATAAGCGGGGTCTCAGTGACCTTCGCTAGTGGCATGAACACGCGAACGCTTGGAGCTTGGATGCAACGCGCCCGTCGAAGGGGCGCGACGCATTTCTATGAGCGCGATGGTAAGAATTGGGATGCGACCATGAACCTTTTCCACATGGAGTTCAAGAGGCTAATATTGGAGATGCTCTGCCCTGAAGGTTGGGCGCTAAACGCGCTCGAAAAGGCGGAGATCACCAAAGGAACGTACCGCGGGGCTTTTGCAAGACTCAAATACTCTGTGCAAGGCACCACTAAGTCTGGCCACAACGACACGAGCTTGGGTAATTCGATCATCAACGCCGGCATAGCGATTCAAGCGATGCTCGCGCTGGGCCTCAAAGGTGACATCATAGTCATGGGGGATGATCTCTTGGTCGCCGTGCAAGGCGATTTTGATGCTGCTGCGTTTGCCGCGCAAGAAGCGCGCACCGGCATCATACCCGAGTACAGGAAGTTCTGTTCTTGGAGGGACGTCAGCTTTATATCCGGTTGTTGGCTAGAGGCCGCGGACGGGATGGCTTTCGTACCACTCTTGGGCAGAATACTTGCAAGGTTGATGTGGACCACGAAACACTGGCCTGAGAAGATGGTGCCAGGTTGGCGCCATGGCGTGGTGTGTGGCATGAAGCCAGCAGTCGGAGGCCTGCCCGTTTACGGCGCGTGGCTCGATGCCAACGCCGGCAAGGCTGACAAGACTGGTAAAGTTGTGAAACTGATGGAGGGTGATTTGCTCCATAAGTTTGAATGTTTTTCTACGGTGGTTGAGTGGGACTTTGAGTCCGCTCTTAAACAGATGGCACTCCGCTATCATACAAGCGTCGACGCGCTGAGAGGCGTTGACGTGTTGCTTCGACACTTGCAACCTGGGAAAAGGGAATTTCTACGGCATCCGCTGTTAGATGCTATCATTATGCATGATACAGCGGACATACAGGAGCGGTCCGTGACCTGTGATTTGCTGTAGGGCCCGCGTCGAAACACAACGACTATAACCAGGTGATAAATCCATTTCCATTTGTCTGATGACTAAGAAGAACAACAAGAAGTCTAAATCTGCCGGTAAGAAAACCGCCCGAGTTCAAACGCCGCGAAAGCAGCGTAAAGGAAAGCCGCAAGCTTTTAATTTGGAACTGGGTGGGTCGTACAAGCAGACATTGACGTCAGCTGAGGCTTCGGGTAGAGCAAAGATGTCAGTCAGCTCCACCTCGATTCCAGCGGCGACCACTGAGACGCTCCGACCGTTTTTCACGGTTGGCAAAGGTAGCCTAAAAGACTCGATGCGCGTGCAAGGTCTGGAGGTCCTACATGATGGGGCTTTTGATCCGAACACGTATCCGGGTGGACCGGTGCCCGCCAACACAGTACATAAGGTGTTCCCGATGAACCCTGTCACTATTGCGTCGTCACGCCTACGCGACTTGTCGCTCCTGTATACGAAATATGTTTTTCGTAGCGTTAGAATCCATTGGGTGCCGAGGGCATCCTTGGTCAACGTGCATAACGCGGGGGAGATAATGTTGTCGTTCGAGAGAGACGCTGATGCCGCCCTGGCGCCAGGTAGTACTATTAATTACGAAGACATGTTCGCCCGTGAGGGGAGCGTGGCTTCTGCAGTCTACTCTGGATTCACGGCGACGTACCGACCTAACGACCCGCAGATGACGTACTACGTTTCGGGCCAGGTCAGTAGTGCAGACCAACGTTTGGAGCAACAAGCCTACCTTTACTTCATAACCGGTACCCTCTTTCAAGAGAGTACGAGTGATGGTGATGGGTATGGCAGATTGTACGTGGAGTACGACGTTGAGTTTTTCGCGCCCAGGACCGACTCGGTAACGAGCGGAATTTACTGGGCGCGGACAGACACATCTGTCGGCTCATCCGTGACATTACCGTTTGGACTAGCTCCGCTAAATGCACCAAGCCCGTATGCGCATATGGTGTATGATTCTACGGAGGGGCTCAACCTTCTGAAGATAACTGGCGGTACTAGTGGACTACTGCAGATTCGTGCAGTATTCGCGTCACCTGTGACGGCCAGTGCTGGGCAATATGGTAATCACCTTGTGGTTACCGCCCAATCTGGTAGTCCAACCATTGAGTTTATCCTGTCTGGAACAGTCGAGCAGCCTGAGAGCGAGACTGAGCCCGTTGAATACGGGGCCTTTTGGTGTGCGTGGGTCATACCGGCCGGCGATTGCGTCTTGTCTATACAAGGCAATGTCACCGGTGGCACACCTGGTGGGACGTGGTCGGGGGTGTCCTCTACTGCGTTCTTCATTCCTGACGCAATGTTAGGCAGCGCGGTAACCTTCGCCCAGACCTCTCTGGGTCGGCTGCGTACGCTGCGGAGCTACCGGTCTCTCGATGCGCCTCGAAAACCGGTGGCCCGACTCGCTTCTTCTTCTGCGTTCGACGACGCAGAGCTCGTTGACGACGCGTCTGATCCTCTTCGCGACCTTCGCAAGGCGCTCGAGGCACTCGCAGTCCGTGTCAAGTAGTTGTCAGTAGTGTTTGAGTTCGGC